GTAGATCCTCAAACAGGATTTGCACCTACAGTTTGGAATTCTTGGGAAACTAATTGGACTGGTAGTGATATTGTAGAAACAACAAGAACTAGAACAACTAGTCAAGGTGGTGAATGGGTAGGTTGGGCTGGACGACCTGGTGGTGGTAGAAGGGATGCATGGGGAACTAGAACCACTACAACAGTTGAAGAGACAGTTAGGTCTGGTAGAAGGACTGGTATAGAATCTAGAACTGGATTAAGAACTGTTGTTACTGAATCATGGGATAGAACATCTGTTGGTGATAGAACTATCAGTAGAGATCTTGTACCATATTGTAGAGCAAGAAATATAGAATTTGTTTCACAAAGAATAAAGCCTCTTACAAGACTTTATGCATTCTTTGATGGTGAAGATGTTACAAAATTCTGCGTACCAAAACTTCTTGAAATTAGTATGTCTACTGGTTCATTCCAGGTTGGGGAAGTTGTTAAAGGATATATGAGAGCAACTGGTCTTAGTGTTAATGGTCGTTGGAATCAATCTCAGCAACCAACTATAACCTTTAGAGTTGCTCAATCAAATCATAAGGCTGGTCCATATAATGTTCCAACTAAGATTTATCCAGAAAATCCTTATAATGGAACTCCATTGTCTTCTTCTTATTCATCTACTTCAAATATTTTGAATGTAGATACGTATTCTCTTTCACAAGAAGCACAAGGTGATTACTTTGGTTGGGTTGATACTGGTATGGTTCTTAAAGGAGTATCTTCTGGTGCTGAAGCAACTATTACTGATTTAAGACTTATTTCTGATATTGCAGCAGATTTGAATGGAAGTTTTTATATTCCCAATCCAAATAATATGGATCATCCAAGATTTGAGGTTGGTACTAAAACCTTTACACTTGTAAATGATCCAGATAATGATCAAGATAATGCAACCACTATTGCAGAAGAAGCATATACAGCGGCAGGAACTCTTGAGACAGTACAAGAAAATATTGTTGCGGTAAGAAATGCACGTATTGAACAAAAACAAGAATTCCAGGAAAGGAATGTCTCGGAAATTTTAGATGGCGAAGTTGTTGCATCTAGAGTACTTAATAGAACTTCTCAGCAAGTTCTTATTGGATGGTATGACCCTCTAGCACAATCCTTCTTGGTCGAAGATGAAACTGGGGTCTATTTGACTAAATGTGATGTATTCTTCCGTTCTAAGGATGATATGGACATTCCTGTGGTGTTCCAGATTAGAACTATGGAGAATGGATTCCCAACTCAACATGTTCTTCCTTTCTCTGAACAAGTATTATCTCCTGATGATATTGATACCTCAAGTGATGGATCTGTTGCAACTTCTATTGAATTTAGTTCACCTGTTTATTGTGAACCAGGAAAAGAGTATGCGATTGCATTAGCTTCTAACTCAACCAAATATAGTGTTTATATTTCAAGAATTGGTGAGCAAGATCTTATTACTCAGACCTTTATTTCCAATCAACCTTATTTGGGTTCACTATTTAAATCTCAAAATGCTTCTACATGGGAAGCAAGTCAATGGGAAGATCTTAAATTTACTCTTTATAGAGCAGAGTTTGTAGAGTCTGGATCAGTAGAATTTTATAATCCAGATCTTACCAAAGGTAATAATCAGATTGCTCACTTGATGGACAATCCTTTAGCATTGGTATCTAAAGAACTAAGAGTTGGACTTGGTACTACTGTAGCAGATGGTGGACTTAAGGATGGTAACGTGGTTTATCAGATGGGAACTCAGGCGACCGGTAAATTGGCAGGAGTAGCAGGAAGTATAACAAGCTTAGCAGTTACTAATGTTGGTCTTGGTTATTCTCCATCAGATGGTCAGATTACTTATAGTGGAGTTAATTTAGTTGCTGTTAGTGGTAACGGAAGAGGAGCAACGGCTGATATTACTATTAACGGTGGTGCTATTGTTTCTTCTGGCGCAACTATTAATGCTGGTGGTTCTGGATATCAAGTTGGAGATGTCGTTGGATTTAATACACTTGGATTAACTACTCAAGGAAGAGATGGAAGATTATCTATTGTTTCCATTGGTGGTACAAGTGAATTAATATTAAATAGCGTTCAAGGTAACTTTGCTGTTGGTGCTGCAAAAACTGTAATGTATATTAATAGTGCCAATGCAGTTACAGTTTTAAATAGTGCTCACGGCGGTGATGTTCAAGTATCTGCACTCACAGGGGTTACTGGTAAGGATGGTTTACATATCAAAGTAAATCATGTAAACCACGGAATGTATTGGGATAGCAATCAAGTTTCAATTTCAGAGGTAGAGTCTGACGTTAAGCCTACAAAACTTGCTATTGCATATCAACTTGGTGATACTGGTACTATATCAGTTGATGATGCATCTAATTTTGGAACTTTTGAGGGGGTTGGTGTTGGAACTACTAATACCGGATTCCTCCAAATAGGTAATGAAATTATTGAATATACATCGGTTTCTGGTAACATAATTGGTGGAAATATTGTAAGAACACAATCAACTGTTGGTAGTGGTCCTGCTATTAACTATCCTGTAGGAACTCCAGTTTATAAGTATGAAATTGGTGGAGTTAATTTAGCAAGAGTTAATAAAGTTCATGATTTAAGTGATGTAACACTTGCAAATCCAATTACTTTTGATTCATATCATGTCAAATTAGATATGTCTACGAAATTTGATGCAAATGGTGCTAATGATGATAGGAGTAATGATGTTGGATATCCACAATTATTCTTGAATAAGAGCAAATCTACTGGTGGATTTAATGTACACGCATCTCAAAATATACCATTTGAAGTTATTAGACCTGCAATCCATAACATGATGGTTCCAGGAACTTCAATTAGTGGCGAAATTAGAACAACTACTGGTAAGGCTCTTAGTGGCCAAGCATCAGAGATTCCTTGGATTAATAATGGATTTGAACCAATTGCTTTAAATCAGACTAATTATCTTACGACTCCTAGAACAATTGCTTCTAAAGTTAATGCTGCTGCTCAATTATCTGCTCTTCCTGGAGAGAAATCATTAAACTTGAGATGTTTCCTTAATACTTCTGATAGTCGAGTAAGTCCAGTAATTGATGGTCAGAGATGTAGTATTATTACTATTTCAAATAGAATTAATAATGTGATTACTGATTATATTACCGATTCTAGATCCAATAGTCTTTATGATGATCCTACTGCTTGCCAATATATTACTAAAGAAATTATCTTGGAAAATAATGCTACTTCCATTAAGGTAATGGTTGATGCACATATTCATTTAGATTCTGATATTAGAGCTTTCTATGCTATTAGTGATAGAGAAGGATTTGAACCAATCTTTACTCCATTCCCAGGATATAAGAATCTTAATGTAAGAGGTCAAGTTATTAATTCCAATAATAATGAGGGTTTACCTGATAAACTTGTTCCAAAAACGAATTCTTATGGATTTGAGGCTTCTAATTTAGAGTTTAAGGAATATACCTTTACTGTAGATAGATTACCTTCCTTTAGAAACTATAGGGTTAAAATTCTAATGACTTCTACTAGTCAAGTTTATGTACCAAGAATGAGAGATCTAAGAGTATTAGCATTAGCGTGATATGTATAATGTAAAGGGACATGGAGATCTTGCAAGAGATCCAAAAACTGGTTCTATAGTCAATGTTAATGATCATGACTATAATCATTATGTTGCTGCTCGTAATGCAAAAAAAGCAAAAAATGAGCAAGTTGAAACTATAGAACAAGATCTTGCTAACTTAAAAGGTGAGATAAGTGAAATAAAATCTCTACTTAAGGAGTTAGTCAATGGCAACTAAGAAGATAACTTTTGATCCATCTGCAGGAGTACCTGTAGCATCAAATTTAACCATTTATGGTGGTACTGATTTTAGCGCTATATTTACTATAGTTAATACTTCAGAGGCAGCATTTCCTCTTTATTCTGATAGTGCTGCTTGGACAGGTTCTTCTCAAGTTCAAAAAGGTGCTGGTGTAGCAGCAACCACGACTCCAGCAGGAACTTTTGTGGTTGGAGTGGATACGAGTGCAGGTAAGATTTCTTTATCAATGGGATCTACTGATACTTCATCTCTTGCTCAAGGAAGATATTTGTATAATGTTCTAGTTGGTACTGGAGCATCTATTTACAATATGATTAACGGTAATATTCTCGTTTATTCAGGTATTTCGTCTGCACCCTAAATATAAGCAAGGATAAGTGTCTAAATGTCAACACCATCAAGTAGATCCGAATTCAAACAGTACTGTCTAAGGCAGCTAGGAGCGCCTGTACTGGAAATCAACCTAGCTGATGAACAATGCGAGGATTTGATTGATGATGGCATCCAGTTCTTCCAGGAAAGGCACTTTGATGGTGCTGCAAGAATGTTCCTGAAGTATCAAATTACTCAAGCTGATATTGATAGAGGACAAGCAACTGCTAAACCAGGTTCTAGTAAAGGATCTGCAGGTATTGTTACAACAACTGCTACTGCACCTGCATCTTCTGGTATAAGTACGATTGCCGTAGATTTTGATTGGACAGAAAATAGTAATTATTTGCAAGTACCATCATCAGTTGTGGGTGTTTATAAAGTAATGCATTTTGATGGTGCGAACAGCATTACTAATAATATGTTTAGTGTTAAATATCAGTTATTTTTAAATGATATTTACTATTGGGGTTCGACTGAAATCTTAACTTATGCAATGGTTAAGACATTTCTTGAAGATATTGAGTTTGCATTGACTACTCAGAAACAAATACGATTTAATAAGAGAATGGATAGATTGTATTTGGATATTGATTGGGGTAGCGTGACTGTTGGTGACTTTTTAGTGATGGAATGTTTTAGAGTATTGGATCCAAATGATTATGGTCGAGTGTGGAATGATTCATTCTTAAAACCTTATTGTACAGCTCTTATGAAGAGGCAATGGGGACAAAATTTACTTAAATTCCAAGGAGTTAAACTACCAGGAGGAGTTGAATTAAATGGAAGACAAATATTTGATGATGGAGAAAAAGAATTAGAAAGGATTCGTGAAAAGATGTCTTCCTATTACGAATTACCTCCATTAGATATGATAGGTTAAGGCCATGGTACTTAACTCATACTTTCAGCAAGGTGCTCGCTCTGAACAAAATTTAGTTCAAAGTCTCATCAACGAACAGTTGAGGATGTATGGTGTTGAGGTGCATTATATGCCTCGTAAGTACATTTCTGAAAAGACTATTATAAAAGAAGTTGTTCGTTCAAAATTTGATGATGCATATCCATTAGAAGCATATGTTAATACTTATGATGGATATGCTGAAAATCCAGTGATGTTATCTAAATTTGGTATTCAGGCAACTAATGAAATAACTCTTACTATTTCTAGAGAGAGATTTGAAGATTATATTTCTCCTTTAATTAAAAATGAAGAGAATATTAAACTTTCCACTAGACCGAAAGAAGGGGATTTAATTTATTTTCCATTAGGAGATCGTTTATTTGAAATTAAGTTTGTAGAACATGAAAAGCCTTTTTATCAACTACAAAAGCAATACATTTATGAGTTGAGATGTGAACTCTTCCGTTACGAAGACGAAGTTATCGATACTGGTATTGATGCGATTGATGATGAGTTAACTGGAGATGATACTGATGGAACCAGTGAAGATGGTCTAACTACCATTCTAGGACCATCAATGACCTTTACTATGGTTGGTACTGCAGCAACAGCATGGGCATATACATCAGGTATTGTAACTACAGGTGGTATCTATAAAGTTTCTATTACAAATAGAGGTGGTGGATACATTTATGCTCCAAATGTAGGATTTGGATCTGCTCCAATAGTAGGCGTTACTTCTACTTACGCTGTAACTGGTATTGGATCAGTTGGTGAAATGATTAGTGTTCAAGCATGTAATAAAAATATTGCATCTAATGAGAAATCTATTCAGAGTATTGATATAGTCAATCCAGGTTATGGATATACTATCAGTCCAGGAATAGCAGTCACTGCTGTTGCCGAGGGCCCTGGAAGTGGATTTGCAGGAACTGCTTTCGTTGCAGATGGAACTCTGGGTGTTGTAACAGTTACTAATGCAGGTAGTGGATTTACTACTGATAGGGCAACAGTTACCTTCAATACACCACTATCCTTTACAAATACTGGTATTGGTACAACTGCTGTTGGTGTTGCTGTTATCAGTCCTTCTGGAACTGTAAGTGAGGTTAGATATACTAATGCTGGTTCTGGTTATACTACAGGAGACTTACCAATTTCTGTTACTATTGAAGATCCTGAATCAACTGGTAGTGGAGACTTTATATTTAATGAGACAGTTACTGGAGGAACTAGTAGTGCAACTGCAAGGGTAAGGACTTGGAATTCTACTACAAATATTTTAGAAGTAGCTTCTGTTGTTGGATCCTTTGTCGTTGGAGAGACTTTAACAGGATCAACTTCAGGATCCACTCATGATTTGAGGGTTATTAATAAGGATCCTCTTGATGATGGATTTGCAGATAATACTCAAATTGAAACTTCTGCAGATGCTATTTTAGACTTTACAGAAGCTAACCCATTTGGTACACCATAAATATAATATAACAGGTATCTAAAAATGTTTGAGTATTTTTATAACGAAATTTTGAGGAGAACCATTATTGGGTTTGGTACTCTGTTTAATGGTATTTCAGTTAAGACTGATAATCAGGAGATAAGGGTTCCTTTGGCTTATGGACCCACTCAAAAGTTTTTAGCACGTTTAACTCAATCTCCAGACTTGAGTAAAGGGACAGCAATTACTTTACCAAGGATGTCTTTTGAGTTTACTGGATTAACTTATGATCCTTCACGTAAAGTCACTACTACACAGCAAATAGTAGTAAAAGATCCTAGTGATGGAACAGAAACTAAAAAGCAATATATGCCTGTTCCTTATAATATGCAATTTGAACTTGCCTTGATGTGTAAATTAAATGATGATGCACTTCAAATTACAGAACAGATTTTACCATATTTTCAACCCCAGTATAATTTGACAATAGAATTGGTTTCTGGTATCAAAGAAAAAAGAGATGTACCAATTGTATTAGAAAATATTACAATGCAGGATGATTATGAAGGAGACTTTACTAGTAGAAGAGTTCTTCTTTATACAATGAGATTTACTGCAAAAACTTATCTCTTCGGTCCTGTTCAGGCTGCTACCAAGGATATCATCAGAAAGGCTACTGTTACATATCTATCTGGAGACTCTACGAGTAAGGCTAGAGATGTTCGTTACTCTGTTACTCCAAGAGCAGTTAAGAGTTACACTGGAACAGTGCTTACAAACTTGGCTGCTGATGTTGCTATTGCTGATGTTGTTGTTAAAGTTAATGACGCATCTAGTATATCTACAAGTACTTACTACGAAATTGATGGAGAGGAAATCTATGTTACTGCTATAAGTGGTAATGATTTAACTGTTGAACGTGGTAAGGATGGTACTACTATTGGATCACATTTAGTTGGAGATCCTGTTAAATCTATTACATCTGCTGATGCGGATCTTATCCCAGAAGGAGATGACTTTGGATTTGATGGTACTACGACTGGTTGGCATGTAGAATAAAATGACTCAAGAAT